AAGGTGACTGGATTATATTTGGTCGTTATGCTGGATCAAGGTTTGGAATAGAAGGTGGTGAAGTGAGAATACTAAATGAAGACGAGATAATTGCTGTGGTAAAAGACCCAGAGGATATCTTGCAATACAAATAAACAGGAGTAAAATATGCCTGCAACGATAGAAACGCAAGCGCAAGCTGACGAAAAAATGGTTGATCTACCTTCCGATGGAGATTCTGTTGATGTCAAATTAGATGATGCAGAAAAGAAAATTAATAAGGAAGATGACATTGAAGTAGTCAATGAATCCAAAGAAGTTGTTATAGAAGAAGATACGGCTTCGGAAGGAGAAATGAAAGATTACGGGAAAAAAGTTCAATCCCGTATAGATAAATTAACAAAAAGATTAAGAGAAACAGAAAGACGAGAACAAGCTGCTATTGAATTTGCTCAAGGTGTTCAAGCTCAAAATGAAGATATAAAGAATAGAGCGACTAATCTTGATCGTGGATATATAGCTGAATATGAACAACGTGTAAAAGCTGAAACAGAAGATACTAAGGCAAAATTAAAAACTGCCATGGATGCTGGTGATGCAGACGCGGTTATAGCTGCACAACAAGATCTTGCTAGATTAGCTGTTGAATCAGAAAGAGCAAAATTAACCATTGCTCAACGTGAAAGAATGGCTAAAGCTAGGCAAACGCCAGCAGCTCAGCAATATCAACAACAACAGCCAGCTTATCAACCACCTCAACAATCTGCTCCACCACCTGATCCACAGGCTGAAGAATGGGCAGAAAAAAATGATTGGTTTGGTAAGGATGAACCTATGACTCTAACAGCATTTTCAATTCATAAGAATTTAGTTGACGAAGGTGTTGACCCATCGTCAAAATCATACTATAATGAGTTAGATAAACGAATGAAGGATAATTTCCCTCATAAGTTTCAAAGTTCAACGCCGACTCAAACGGTTGCCTCTGTTAATAGAGGAGGACCAATTCAGGCGCGCAAAGGCACTGTGAGACTCACACCATCACAAGTTGCTATAGCAAAAAAATTAGGTGTGCCACTAAGCGAATATGCGAAGTACGTGAAGGAGTAGGCATATGAATAATAAAGTAATGAAAACTAAACTACCATCACGCGAGTCAGAAACTAGGACTAAACAAGAGCGTCCTAAAGTATGGACTCCACCGTCACAACTAGACGCACCACCTGCACCCCCTGGATTTAAACACAGATGGGTAAGGGCCGAAGCAGTAGGACAGATGGATCAAAAAAATGTATCCGCTAGACTACGAGAAGGATGGGAATTTGTCAGAGCTGATGAATATCCAACTAACGAATGGCCACAAATTGATTCAGGTAAATATAATGGTGTTATAGCTGTTGGAGGTTTAATGCTAGCAAGAATCCCTAATGAGATTGTTGAGCAGCGTAAAGAATATTTTGCGAAAGTTACGCAAGATAAAGATGATGCGATTGCAAATGATCCTCTTAAGGACCAACATCCTAGCATGCCAATCTCGAAAGAGAGAAGCTCTCGCGTAACATTTGGTGGCAAGAAACCTAGTTAATAAGTTTCCTAACACATAGTTACACATTTTTAACACACTCGCGGTGAGCGTGTTATAATAATTTTTCAGGAGAAAAATCATGGCTAATACAAACGCGCCATTTGGTTTTAGACCCGTAGGTAAACTTGGAAGTAACATCAATAATGAAGGTACTTCAAAGTATGAAATTAGCGATGACTATGGCACCCCTATTTATAAAGGTGATATAGTTCAAATGGCTGCTGGATATGTAACAGTTGGTACTGGTACATCCACTGACAATTTGGGTATCTTTAATGGATGCTTTTATCAAGATCCTACAACTCAAAAGCCAACTTGGTCAAACTATTACCCTGGTAGTATAAATATTACTCAAGGTACTATCGACGCGTACGTCTATGATGATCCGAATACACTTTTTGAAGCACAAATGGGTGGAACTGGCACTTTAGCAAAAGCCGACATTGGTGATAACATTGACTCAGTCTACACTGCTGGCGATTCTATTAATGGTCAGTCTAAAATGACTTTGGCAACTGCTATTACTGGTGGTAATGCTACTGCACAATTCCGCGTAATTCGTATTTCAGAAGATCCAGATAACTCTGATAGAGCTAGTGCTTACGCTAACTACATCGTTAGATTCAACGAGCACATGTACTATAACAGAGCGACTGGAGCATAAACCTATAGGAGAAATTGAACAATGGTAATTTCAAGAATGCAATTGGTCAAAGAACTCGAACCAGGTTTAAATGCACTGTTCGGGTTAGAGTATGACCGATACGAAAATCAAGACAAAGAAATATTCGATACAGAATCATCTGATCGTGCTTTCGAAGAAGAAGTAATGCTTGGCGGTTTCGCTAACGCAGCTGTAAAACCGGAAGGTCAAGGAGTATCATACGAAGATGCTCAAGAAACTTACACTGCTAGGTACACCAACGAGACTATTGCTTTAGCTTTTGCACTTACAGAAGAAGCTGTAGAGGATAATCTTTACGACAAACTTAGCACTCGCTACACTAAAGCGTTAGCAAGATCTATGGCAAACACTAAACAAGTTAAAGCTGCAAACATTCTTAACAGAGCGTTTAATGCTTCTTATCTTGGTGGTGATAATAAGGAGCTTTGTGCGACTGATCACCCAACTCTTAGTGGAGACCAAAAGAACGAACTATCAACTGCAGCTGACTTAAACGAAACTTCGCTTGAGCAGATGTTAATTGATATTGCTGACATGAAGGACGAAAGAGGAATGAAAATTGCTCTTAGAGGTATGAAAATGATCATACCAGTAAACCTTCAGTTTGTAGCTGAGAGACTAATGAAATCTGCTGGTAGAGTAGGCACTGCTGATAATGATATCAACGCAATCAAATCAATGGGTATGGTACCTGAAGGATATGTTGTAAACAACTTCCTTACTGATACTGATGCGTTCTTCATTAAAACAGATGCACCTAATGGACTTAAACACTTTGTTAGAGCTCCAATTAGAACTGCTATGGAAGGCGATTTCGATACTGGTAATGTTAGATACAAAGCTAGGGAAAGATACAGCTTCGGCTGGTCTGACTGGAGAGGTATCTTTGCTTCACCAGGAGCTTAATTAATCTTTAAAGGGGCGAAATTAGTTCGCCCCTTTATCCTAGTAAAAAAGTTACGGAGACTGACTAGGCAGACGGTATAGAGACGACGTAACAAATGGCCTATACAGCCAAAGGAGTACAAATGGGTACAACAACTTTTTCGGGTCCGGTAAAAACGGGTTCGGTAATTAGCGGAGCCACTGATGGTGGTTATCGTGGTAAAGATTTAAAAGACACTAACTGGGTATCAAACTCATTAGCTCGTTATTTTCAAGAACCAACAGCGGCAGATACAGACGGTATTTGCGCTACACAAACAACTTCAGCGGCAGCTAACTTGACATTGAATGGCGCTTTATGTGCTACTGTTAATGGTAATTCAATTTATGCACCAGCTCTTGGAAGTGCAGTTTCAACAACTGCTGACGGAGCGTGGGCAAGAAAAATTGGCATTACAAGTGATGGCAATGATTCAGGAATCAACTTCACTGTCACTGGAACAGATGTTAATGGTAAAGCTTTAGAGGAAACTATAACAGGACCAAATTCTGGAACTGTTTATACTACTATGAGCACAGCTGCTAACTTTAAGAGCGTAACTAAAATTGCTACAAGTGGTGCTACTACTGGTAATATTACCGTGGGAACAGCGGCTGTGGCAGCAGATGTTTATTGCAGAGCGTTAGGAACTATTCCTTACCAATCTACCATTACTGGTATTAAGGTATGGGTGTCAGAAGCGTTTAATGCTGGAACAGCAGATCCAATGGAAATTGGAAAATCTGATGATCAGGATTATTTAGCTGATCTTCCTGATGGTACTATGGGAGCAGTTACAACTACTGGTAATACTGGTGGAGCTGTGACTGTTGATGCTACACAAACTGCAGTTTGGAAAAGTGTATCTCAATCAGATACTGGTTCAGACGGCGTGGCTTATGATTCAGATGTACAAGTAGTATTGACTTATACTCCAACTGGAGCAGCACCTACTGCTGGTCAAGCATGGGTTAAGATTGACTTTATGCAAGGTAAGAACCTTGCTTCAGGAGATACTTGGTAAAATTAATATAACCGTGGGTGGGGAGTAATGGCCCCACCCTTTTACAAGGGGAATTAAAAATGGCACAATACGTAAAAAAATTATTTGATGGAGATAGAAAAGCTATCTTTTCATTCACCGCTAAAATAGCATCTACTACAGCTGAAACATATAAAGTTGACGCATCTAATTTAAA